GGTAAACACGATACTGATCTATTACCCGAAGGCCACCCACAAAGTAGCAAAGACGAAACTAAAAGCGTAACGTTTGATAATTACCCGCAAGCCGCGACTAATAACGCTAAGCGTATGCTAGGCTGGATTGATAAGTACGGCCGCGACGTAGTACAAGCTGGCACGAACGTAGGCCTTGCAAGGGCGCGCCAACTAAGCGAGCGCGAGGCCCTAAGCCTAGACGTTTTAAAAAGAACCAAGAACTATTTAACGCGTAGTAAAACCTATTCAACTGTAGCCGACGAATTTAAAGACGAACCCTGGCGCGATAAAGGCTACGTAGCCTACAACCTTTGGGGCGGCGAGGCTATGCGAGTTTGGGCCGTCAAAACGTTAGATAAGTTAGAAGATGCCTAGACCATACAAAGGCGAAAGCGAAAACAATTTTGTAAACCGCTGTATAGTGGACCCCAAGGCTATGGCTGATTTTCCTAACGTTAGCCAGCGTACCGCCTTTTGTTATAATCAATATGAGCGCTATAAAAAGCCGCTTAAAAAAAACTTTGTAGAAGACTGGCAAAGGTCCTACGAACGCGAACGCGATAAAACCGAAAAAAAGAATATATCTAAAGTACGGCGCTTTTATAATAGAGAATACGCCAAAGGTATAGACCAGTTTATTAACAACAATAACAATATACAGCTACTTGGGCTGTTTAAAGCCAACGATCTAAGCGAAATATATAACGAAGTATATGTAGATACTGGACTTCATTTTGCTAACTGGTACGCTAGAAATTTTGATAAATTTGCCACCAAAGGAATTAACCCCAAACAATACCAAACAGAATGGCAAAGAAAATTCGCTGCAAATGCCGCCGCTGTAGCTGCAACAAATACCCCGCTAGTACAAGGGACAGCGCGCAAGACCTTAATACAAGTAACGACGAAACTACTACGGGACCCCGACTTTATGAGGTTAGGCGCTAGAGAACAAGCGCGTATACTTCGTAAACAATTCGACGGCTATAGTAGATACCAAGCCGAGCGTTTTGTAAGAACCGAAACGACTAATATAAGTAACCAAGCCGTTAAAGACGCGGCCCTTACTGTATACGACGAAGACCAGTTACTAAAGCGCTGGAGTGTTACACTAGACGGCCGCGAACGTGATGCCCACCGTAATATGGCTGGTTCCGACCCTATACCTTTTAACGAAGACTTTATAGTAGGTGGCGAACCTATGGATAAGCCAGGGGACCGTACAAGGGCAAGCGCTAAGAATACAGTAAACTGTAGGTGTACTGTAGTATATATACCAAAAGAAGACGCCGAAACTACAGGGTTTACCGAAATAGGTTACGGCCTTGGCGGTCAAGAAATACCCCAAGGTAGGGTATTTGAAGAAATAGCCGCTGGCCTAGCTACTACAGTTATAAAGCCTAAGCCTAAGGGGCCAGTATATGAAGGCCCAGACCAAGGTAAAGGCGAACCCCTAGGCGACTACTTACAAAGAGTAGACCACCCAGGTTATACAACTTGGGTTAAATTAAACGAAATAGAACAGCAAGGTTATATAGTAGGTAACTTAGATTTTGTTAAACTACTTAAACAAGAAGTTAAAATAACTTTAACTGAAAGTAGAAGCTCACACTTAGCAAACAGAATAAAAATTAATAAAAAAAGATACCCAAAAGGTGCGCCACAAACTAAAGGAGTAATAGCACACGAATTTGGACACGCTATACACAACCAACAGCGATGGGTGCAGTATGGTATGGCTAGCGACCCTATAGTAGTTAAAAATTTTAAACGACTACAAAAAGAAGCTGGCGTAGGTTTAAGGGGTCAGCGCCGTATGGATATACAAAACCCACTACGCGAAAAATTAAATTTATATTCTAAAGAAACACAAGAACTACGTAGAAAATTTCCTAACCTAACAGATAGAGAATTTCAAGAAAACTTTGGAGATATAGAAGATTTTTTTGGCGCGCTTACTAAAGAAGCTGTAGGCGGTGGACACGGTGTAAGTTATTATAATTTAAGACGTATACAAGGACAGCACGCAGAATTTTTAGCGCATATATCGGAAAACTATTATAACGGTAACCCAGTATTTAAAGCGATGTTTCCCAAAGTCTACGAAGAAACTATAAAGATATGGCAAGAATTAATAGATAGTATATAATGGAAAAACTAGCAAAACTTATAGATAAGTACGTAAAACTACACCCAGAACTAGAACACCCGCAAGCGTATTTATATATGCTAGGCGTAGAAGAACTAACAGACCTTTTAGACAAAGCGCTAAAAGAAAATTTAGTACTAGAGTATGTAGACGCTGGAGTAAACACCGACGACGGCGGCGAAATAACACTAATAAAAAAACCCTTAAATTTGTAAAAATTATAGAATTATGATTTTATATAAAAGCGCGCCACTTGGCGAAGTAATAGACGCCGACGATAAACAGCATATCGTAAAGGGCTACGCGTCCTACTTTAACAATAAAGATAGCGACGGCGATATTATAAGACCAGGGTCTTACGCGAAAACAATTAAAGAAAATGGCGAACGGGTCCGCTATATTTACCAGCACAATATGGCCCAGCCACTTGGTAAAATGGTTATGCTAGAAGAAGACGATAAGGGTTTAAAGTTTGAAGCCCAGCTAGCTAATACCACACTAGGTAAAGATGTTTACGAACTTATTAAAATGGGCGTAATTACCGAAAACAGCGTAGGTATTTTACCGATGCAAAAAGAATTTAAAGGCGACTACAGAGAAATAACCGAAGTTAAGTTATACGAAGTAAGCGCCGTTACTATGGCCGCTAACGATCAAGCTAAAATTTTAGACGTGAAAGGTAGCGAGAATAAAGAACAAATTATAAAAAGATACGATAACCTAGCAAAATTAATTCGTAAGGGTAATATATCCGACGCGATGGGTTACGCTATCGAAGCCGAATTACTTAAACTTAAAAGCCTATTCGTAAGCGCTACTTTGCCGATTGATGAGATCACAAAGCCAGTCGATGACAGCAAACAAGTATATAAGTATCTTATAGACAAATTAAAATAAATGTTTAACCTTCTTTAAAATAAAATAAAATGCAAGAAGATGTAAAAAACCAGCTAGACCAACTAGGCGACGTTATCGACGCTAAACTGGAAAAAGCCTACGGGCAAGCTGTTGAAAGCGCGACTGGCAAAGCCGACGAAACGCTTAAAAACGAAATTGACAACTTAACAAAAAGATTTAACGAGCGTTTTGATGCTTACGAAGTTGCTAATAAAAAGCAAGCTGACGTATCTAAAAACCTTACTTTTAAAGGTGCGCTTAACCAGGCTATTAACGACGGGGCTATCGACAGCTTACGTAACGGTAATAACCGTAGCGCGTCTTTTGATGTAAAGGCTGATATGACTATTGGCGCTGACTTTACAGGCGATGTTATCCCAGCTGATAGAGTACCTGGGTATAAATTCGACCCTACACGTTCAGTACACGTACGCCAGCTTATCCCTACTGGGTCAACTGACAGCGACGTAGTACGTTATGTAAAAGAAAGCGGTTATACTGACGGCGGCGCGGCTAAAGCCGAGGGCGCTACTTTAGGCCAGTCTGACTTTGATATGACAGCTACAGACGCTAACGTACGTAAGATCGGTACATACTTTAGAATTTCAGAAGAAATGCTAGCCGATACGCCACAGCTTACAAGCTACTTGTCAGCACGTGCGCCAGAAAAATTGTTATCTGTTGAAGACGACCAAATCCTTAACGGTTCTGGTGTTGCGCCTAACCTTGGTGGTATTATCACTGACGCGGCCGACTTCGCAGCTGGCGGTTTTGCTAACGCTATTGAAAGCGCTAACGAGTTTGACGTACTTACTGTAGCGTTAAACCAGCTAGCACTTGCTAACTACAGCGCTGATTATATTATGATTAACCCTACAGATTTTCACAAGATTTTGCTACTCAAATCGTCGCAAAATGAATACCTTGTAAAAGACTGGAACCAAGGGCTACAGCCACGTATTAACGGGGTCCCTGTAATTTTATCTACAGCGGTTACTTCCGATAAATACCTAGTAGGTAACTTTGGTATGGGTACTCAACTTTGGATTCGTGATAACGTAGGCGTCGAGTTTTCTAGATTCGATTCTACTAACTTCCGCGACGGGTTCGTAACTGTAAGAGTACAAGAAAGAGTTGCACTTACAAACTACTTGCCTAACGCGTTTGTAAATGGCGACTTTAGCGTAGATAAAGCAGCTTTAGAAACTGCATAATACAGCTTAATTACTATTATAAAGCCTGGCTTACGCTGGGCTTTTTTTTGTGTTTTTTTTTGTAATTAAAAAATTTTTTTTAATTTAGCCGATATGAATGCAATAATAGATAATATTTTTAGCGCTTTATTTATTATTATTTACGTGGCGCTTATAACTAGATTAATCAAACTTTTTTAATATGAAAAACTTTATAAATGATCTAATTTATTTTTTTATAACTGGTGCCGCTATAGTGGCCTACGTTTGCTTATTAACTTTAGTAAACGATTTATATTTAGGGTAATATGAAGTATTTAAAACCCATACTAGGCTGGTATATGTTTGTTTTAGGCGTGCGCAGCTTATATATATTTAACGACTTATTAACAGCTTTAAGCTTAGTTATTTTAGGCTTATCTGTTTTAACTTATAATGAAAATGAAAAATAATTACTACAGTAACGAAGTGGCCGAACTGGCCTATTTTTTAGACAGCGATAACTTCGATAGTCTACCAGTAACCAAAAAAATATTAGTACTTAATAAACTAGGCGAAGCCCTTAACGTTATGCGCCAGTATACAGGCCTTAAAGAATAGTTTAATTGTTGTTTTATGTTAAGAAGAACCGCCACTATTTAGGCGGTTTTTTTATACCTTAGGGTAACTTAACAAAAATGAATAATAACCAACGCGGCTGTTTAGCCGAATATCTTTTTGCTACTATAGCTATGAAAAACGGGTTTAATGTTAGTATGCCTTTGCTAGACGCTAGCCCCTACGATGCTATTATAGAAAAAGATAACAAGCTGTATAAAATACAAATCAAGCACGTTTCAAACGATCGTAAAAGGCGACGTAACGACGTACATATAGCTTTACGTAAAAGCGGTTTATATTATTCTTTAAACGAAGTAGATTATTTTGCTGTATACTTTGAAGAACTAGACGGTTTTTTTGTTATTAAAAACACTGAACAAAAGGCTATAAGGTTAAGCCCTAGCGGTATTTATAAAAATAAATTTAATAACTTTGAACAATTCATTTAAGTTTTTTTCATTTGGTTAGTTTTAGTTAGAAAATGGCGCCGCTATCTAGTGGCGCTTTTTTCGTATTTTTGAAAAAAATTAAGTATGCGCGAAATTAAAATAAATAGTACGACTGGTAGCGAAATAGTTACTACACTAGAAGCTAAAGACTATCTAAGAGTCGATAACAGCGCCGACGATAACCTAATAGCTAGAATGATAACCCAGGCGCGTATATGGTGCGAAAACTATATAAGTAGCGATATAGTAGCCAAAAACAGAACGTACTACGTTAAGGAATTAAACCAAGGCCAGTACTACTACGACGAATACGAAACGCCTAGATTACAGTTACCCTTTGGACCAGTGGCTAGTATATCTAGTGTAACTACCGACGGTAATACCTCTACTTACGAAATTAAAGGCGTAAATAACGAAATTATAGAACTTAAAGACGGTAGCGCTAAAGAAATAAAAGTAACCTATATAACCGAGGGCCTAGACGATAGCCTAGTAAAACAAGCTATACTACAAACAGTAAGCACTTACTACGATAACCGCGCCGATTTTAAAACGGGTACTACTGTAAGTAAAATACCTACAGGCGCTAAAGATATTTTAGCAAGCTATAAAAAACAGTTTGTATAATGGACGCGGGCCAACTAAATACACGAATAACTGTTAAGCGTAATAGTAAAACAGCGGACGGTTTCGGCGGCTGGACTAGTGGCGAAATTACTATAGGTTCGTTCTGGGCTGAAATAAAAGAACTAGACGGCGAAGTAAAACAAGAAAACGGTATACGCCAGCGCTACGTAGATATAGAAATAACTATGCGCAAGCGTTCGGCTGATAACTTACAAAATAACGACCTTATAGAAGTTGAAGGGTCCACTGTTCAGTACAGACTAAATAATAGGTTTAGCGCTGATCTAGATTATATGACAACACTAAAGGCTACGAAAGTTGATTAATGGAGGCTAAAATAAATAAGGACGATCTAAATAGACTGTTTAAGAAATTAGACGGTTTAAAGCGTGTAGCTAAAGACGACCTAAGTACCCAGCTTACAAAAACAGCGGCCGATATTATAGACAAAGCCACAGATAGGGTGCCAGTTGATAAAGGTAAACTAAAACAAAGCGGTTACTATGGCGCTAAAGGTAAAGGCAAAGTAGAAGTAGGTTATAATATGAAGTACGCGCCTTACCAGGAATTTGGGACTGGGCGCCATATAGATACTAAAGAAGCTAGGCTTTTAGGTTTTAGCGCGTCCGATATAAAGAAATTATTTGGCGGTAAAGGAGAACGTACAGTAGATATAAAGCCGCAGCCGTTCTTTTTTCCTAGCGTACGCATAGCTTTAAAAAGCTTATTAAATAGACTTGATAAAGATATAAAACGAAATATATGAGAGAAGTAATACACAGAGTACGTAAAGCATATATAGATAAACTTGCTAGCAACGTTTTACTAAGGGGCGCTAGCGTACCTATTTATAACAGGGTACCCAGCGACGCTAGTTTTCCTTATATACGTATTTACAGCGTTTCTAACGACGAAATAGACCAGAACCAAACAAACTATATAACCGAAGTTATAACGCGCTTAGAAATCGTTACACGCTTTACTGGCGATAGTGGCGGCGAACTAGACAGCAACCTAATAACAGACGAAGTACTAGAACTTGTACGTACTAGAACTTCTAGCTATATAAATTTAGACGACGAAGGTTTTAACGTATTTACTACTCAAATAGAAACTATTAACTATTTAGAAGAAGACGCTAGCGACTATACTTACTACAGAGTAATTATAGAAGTTAGTAATAGAATAGAACAGCGAGAAGCCCAGGGCGGGCTACAGGCTGAACTACAAACAGAGTTACAAAGCTAAATTTTAAGATATGGCAAAAATTACTTTTACCGACAAAACAGATAACAGTACTAGCGCCTTGGCCGATATATATAAGGTTACGGCGGCAAACGTAAACGAAATTAAAACAAGCGTAAACGGTTTATACGATACGCTGGGGGGGTTCGCTTTTTATGAAGACGCCACTACAAGCGGTACACCTATAAACCTTTCAGCCGATACTTGGACCGACTTAACAAACGATAAAGCTGGTAGCGGTACGCTTACTACTTACAAGCCTAGTTACGTTACTGGCGATCTTTGGGACAGCGCCACAAATACTATAGACCTAGACGAAATACCAGTAGGTAGCGTAGTACTAGTAAGAAACGACTACGATATTACAACTGGCGCGGCTAATACAAGAATGGATAGCCGCCTATATTTTCCAGATACTAGCAAAAGCGTAGAGTTTGCGCACGATCTTATAAGTAGTAGCGGCGACGAAGTACGCTATAGTAGAACTACGCAATTTTTTGTAACGACTGAAATTAAAACCACTGGCGTTAAAATACAAGTTAAAGTAGATAAAAATAACGCCGCCGCCAGAGTTGAAGACTTGCAAATCACAGTGTTAAGTTTTTAAAATACTTATCTTTGTAGAAATATATTGTTATGGCTGAAATATCCAAAGAAACTAAAGTAAAACTAAGTGTAGAAACTATTGTAACTTTAGTTATAGTAATTTCAACAGCTACAGCGTTTTATGTAAACTTAAAAGGTCAGATAGCCGAGGCTATGCAAAAACCAGCGCCAGTTATAACGCGGCAAGAATACGACTTAAAAGATAACGCCATACGTAGCGAAATAATGAATAACCGAGAACTAATAGAAAAAAACTTTGAAAAATTAGAAATTATAGAACAGCGGCTTTACGAACTTAGATAATTATGCGTTTACTTATTGCTTTATCGTTTTTGTTATTTACCCCTGGTAAGCTAACAGAGGACGTTAAAAGCGATGTTACAAATACCATTACTGTTTTACAAGTTAATTCTAAATGGAATAAAGACCATAATATAGACTTAAACGGCCTTATTAATTGCACTATAAAATTTGGCTGGCTAGAAGATCAAAACGGCGGGTTTAAAGAACAAGTACAAACAGTACCAATAATTATAGTTTATAAAGGTAAAAAGCCAGTAAGACAGTGGGCCGCCGATCTAAGTTTTAAACTTGATGTAGATTTATTAGAGATTCAAAAAGTAGTAGATAGATTATAATATGTTTAAAGATAAAGAACTTCGCGGTTATATAGGGGCTGGTATTATTTTCTTTTTAGTTATGGGCTTGCTTTTATTCTTGGCCTTTTTTCAGATACCAGATTCTAATAACGATATTTTTAAAGTAATTGTTGGTATGCTGGTAGGGTCCCTTAGCGTAGTTATCTATACCTTTATAGGTAAGAACCCCGAAGAAGTAGCGAACCTTACGGCAAGAAACGAAAGCCTAGAAGCCCAAGTAAAACAGATTATATACGAAAAAGATAAAATAGAAAAAATGTTACGCGATCTACAGACCGAAGTTATAGATAAACTTAGCGTTACTGGCGAAAGCTTTATTTTTAAAAACTTTAAAAAATGAAATTAAAACATTTTAATTATTTTGAATTTGACAGCCCAGACGTACAAGGTAGCGGCCAATTAATGAGCGAAAAACTTTTAAAGATATTAGATAACGTTCGCGAAGTATACGGCAAGCCTATTGTAATAAACAGCGGCTACAGAACAGAGGCCCATAACGCTAAAGTAGGTGGTAAGATGCCAGACGCTAACGGTATAGGCGGTTCTAGCCACTTAAAAGGCTTAGCTGTAGATATACAGTGTAATACTAGCCAGGACCGCCATAACCTTATACAGCTTTTTATGCTGCATAATATAAGCCGTATAGGTATAGCTAGTACGTTTATCCATATAGACGTAGACGATAGTAAAGCCCAGCGCGTAATTTGGACCTATTAATATGAAGACACTACTAGCTAAACTACTTGGTTTAAACAGCGGCGGTAATAGCGCCCTAGGCGAGTTTGCTAAAGACTTACGCGAGGCTATAAAGGGTAAAGAAATAGACCCAGAAAAAGCCCTTAAACTTATTGAAATACAAAACGAAGTAAACAAAATAGAAGCCCAGCACCGTAGCGTATTTGTAGCTGGTTGGCGCCCCTTTATCGGCTGGGTATGCGGACTGGCCCTACTTTATAACTTTATTATACGCGATCTAGTAGCCTGGGTAAACCCTACGATTATGCCACCAGCTTTACAAATGGACCAGCTTATAACAATTTTGTTAGGTATGTTAGGCCTTGGGGGCTTGCGTACGTACGAGAAACTTAAAGACAAGTCTAAGTAATGGCAAAGATAATTATAGGCGCTTACAAAGCCCCTAGCAAAAAGAAGCGCCCAGGGGTACACAGTAAAAACGCTAGCAAGGGGCAAACGGGTAACAAGAAACAAAGACGGGGCCAAGGCAAGCGGCGATAATTATTTTGTATTTTTGTTGTAAATTTTAACTATGGCAATAGAAGATAACGCTAGTATAGCACTTATACCCAGCGGTTACAAATCTGGTAAACTTTATAGCGTAATACCCGACAGCGGTAACGGCGATTTTACCCATAGTAGAGGTTCAACAGCTACTAGAGTAGCGGCGTCTGGACTTATAGAAACTGTAGCTAGCGGCATACCCCGTTTAGATTACCCTTTAATTGATGGCGTAGTACAGGACTGTCCCGCTTTACTTTTAGAGCCGAGTAGAACTAATATAATACCAAGAAGTGAAGATATTAATACGGGTTGGTCAAAAAGTGATGTTTCGATTACAAATAATAATACCATAAGTCCCGATGGTTCTCAAAATGCAGCTAAAATAACAGAAAATACAAACACATCTTCTCACGTTATTTATGATACCTTAACGGGTAGTGTTTCGCCAAGCATAACTTGTTATTTTTCTTGTTTTATAAAAAAGGGAACTAAAAGATACATTCAATTACGAGAAGGTTACTCAAACACCCAAGCAAATATAGATACAAACACTTTTACATTAGCTAATTCCTCTAATCTAACTGATTACGAAATAGAAAACTATGGTAATGAATGGCATAGAATATCATTTAAGTTCACCTCGAATAGTTCAGGAAACATTCAATTTGCTTGTTATTTATTAGATGATAGCCAAAACACATCATATACAGGAGATGGCACAAGCTATGTATATTTATGGGGTGCTATGGTTGAACAAGGAAGCTATCCAACTTCGTATATCAAAACTACTTCAGGACAGGTAACACGTTCAGCCGATGCTTGTAATGGTTCAGGAACAAGTGCAGATATAAATAGCGTAGAGGGTGTTTTGTTTGCTGAAATAGCAGCACTTGCAGATGATGGCACTTATTCATTAATTTCTTTAAGTGATAATTCAAGTAATAATTTTATTATTATCGGTTATAAAGACACTACTAATACATTATTTTGTGATGCCGTAATAGGTGGAACACGTTTTGTCAGTAATCCAACTACGATTATAAACCAAGAACAATTTAATAAAATATGTCTAAAATATAAAAGTGGAGATACTGATATTTATTTTAATGGTTTTAAAATCCTT